ACATATCTCCCTTTTTTTTGGGCTACCCCATTTAAGAGATAGCCCATTGTTATTTACTTACTTAACTTATTAACTATGTTAGTTAACATATTCTCAATATTCTCTAATCTAGTCTTTGTGTCTTGATTAGATAGATATTGTCTATAAGGTATATGTTTAGTAGAATCAAAGTTCTGACTAATCCATGCACCTTTTTCTTTGTCAGTTTTTACTGTAGTTGTCATTTATTTTCCTTTCTGTTATGATTATAAATAATCAACCTACTCGTTGCGTTGATTATTTGTATCTTCTTTTCCATAGAAGAACACTCCTGCACATATCAATAATGCTATAATCCCTATGAATAGATTGCCAAAAAACGCCAATCCTAAACCTAAGAAGAATAACATTACAGCTAGTACATACATAGCTAGTGTAAACATAGATCCTTTCTTTTATATTAATATTACAACCAATAGTAATATAACTAAGTAAGTATAAGCTAACATATTAACCTAACTTCCTAGTTATATATCTACCAATTAACTCTCTTTTGAAAGCTTTTCTCACATCATGTGGGTGCTTTCTTTTACTAGGTATTGGACTCAATGGTAATTCACTATCATCAAATAGTACCAATTGTCCTTCCTTTGTATGTGTCATTCTAATCATATAAACTCCTTTCTAGTTTATTATCAATGACTTACATTGTTATCAGTAATCAAATATTACTTTTTTGATTTACGCCCAAGTAAAACAAAAAAGGAATGAGGGGGAACTAATCATGAATACTACAAGTACAATCGTAATTAATGGCTGAAAGCCATATTTGATTAATGATAACAATGATATTGTTGTGTTAGATTCTAAATGTAATTGATAACAAATAGAATGACGGGTTTTATAGATGTACCAAGCGAATGTACAACATATGTACACAAAGGATATAGGGGGGTTTTGTATGAATAGTAGATATTTAATAATTGCTTTGCTATAATAATTTATGAAAATTACCGGAGAAAAATTATGGCATTTCCATTAGCAGGTCTTTATGGTTTATTAGCTAGGTTTGGATATGGTGTAGCAAAAACTGTTAGTCCTAAAAATGTTAAATCATTTTTAAAACCAGCAGTAGATCTTGCAACAACTCCAAAACTACAAGCTACTAAATTAGCAAGAGCTGAGAATTTACTAATCAAAGGAACTAGAGGTGCAGCAAAAGCTGGTTATAAAGGTTATGACTATCTGTATGGTGCTGCATTAGGTACTCCAGCTAGAAGAAAGATAACTACTGGAATAGCAACTGGTTATGGAATAAGCTCTTTCTTAGATGGTGATGATATTGATGAACAAGAATAGTGGCTAAGAAGTCGTTATTCGGTGTAAGCACATATCACAAACGTACCAAAAGAAAGAGACCAGGTAGGCATACAAAAAGAGTAAACAAGTCCAAAACTTATAAAAAGTATATAGGACAAGGTTAAAACAAAAGGAGAACAAAATGGCAATAAAAGCAAACTTAGGTTTAGTCATGCAAGGACTAAAAGGTGCTGGTAAAGATATTGCTTCATACGCAAAAACAAAAATAAAGAAACCTGTTAAAGCAATAAGACAATCAGGAAGAGCAATTAGACGTAATCCAATTAAATCTACAGTAATTGGTGCAGGTGCTGCTGGAACTGGGTTTTATCTTTATGGTGGCAATCGTAATGCATATGAAGATAGCGACATGGAATAATGGCATCAAGAGAAGATATAGAAGATTTAGCTGATAAGTTAATTAATCTATCACCACAAGAATCTGAACAATTGGCGATAGTAATTAAAGCAAAGATGATGCCTGAGATTGAAAGACAAAAAGGTTTATTAGATGAAGAGAATAGAGCTAATATGCAAAATGTTGCTGAAGCACAACCATCTATGCAACCACCTACAGCAAGAGAAGTTGCATTACAAGGTTTAATAGGGTAATGAAGAAAAGGAAAAAATCATTTGAAGATCTTTTAGATCATTTAAAAGATTTAAATGATGAACAAAATAAGATTATCCAAGAATTAGAAGAAGATTTATTGGATACTTATAAAAACAACAGTTATCAGGAGGATAACGAATAATGAAAAAAATGAAGAATAAAGAAGATAAAATGTTAAAAGGAAAACAAAAAAATCTTCCACCTTTTCTTAAAGCTAAAATATTAAAAGCAAAAAAGAAAAAGAAATAATGAATAAACCTAAACTAGGATCTGGGGAAAGATTTAAACAGTTAGCTGCCTCATTAAAAAAACGAGGAGTTAAAAATCCTAAAGCACTTGCTGCTTATATTGGTAGAAAAAAATATGGTAAAAAAAGATTTCAACAATTAGCTGCAAAGGGAAGATAATGAAAAAAGATTTAATTCCTTATAATCCTAGTAAGGTTTTACCAGGAACAACTATAGTTAAATTAAAATCAAAACCTGAAATTAAACCTAATCCTAATACTTTTGGTAAAAGAATATTAGGTGTTGGTAGAAAGATTTATCAGATTGCAGGTAAAACTGCTAAAGTAGGACTTGGGTTAGGAGCGTTAGCAGGTGGTGCTTATGTTCTTGGAAGATCAGAAAGAATCTATCAAAAAGGTGAAAAAAGTTGGGAAAGAGATAGAGACTTGTCTGATAGAGTTTTATATTCAGCATTTGATAAAGATTTTTAATTATGTCAGAAGCAGGTGGTAAAAGAGAAGGTGCTGGTAGACCAAAAGGATCCAAGACTAAATCTGCTTGGAAAGACTTACAAGATCTAGCTATTAAATACAATATATCACCTTTAGATTATTTATTATCTGTGTTAAATAATCCACAAACTTCACCAGAAAGAAAATTATATGCTGCAGAAAAGGCAGCACCTTATATTCATGGAAAAGCACCAACAACAAATAGAATCGAAACCTCTCCAATCCGAGTCAATCTCAAGTGGGAAGAATAAAACTTATAATATAGTTATCCCATATAAACCAAGACCACTTCAAAAAAAGGTTCATGAATTATTAAAACGATTTAATGTTTTAGTATGTCATAGACGTTTTGGTAAATCTGTTCTTGCAATTAATGAATTAATTTTAGCTGCAACTAAAAAACAAAGACAGATGTTAGCATATATTGCACCTACCTATAGACAAGGTAAGGCAATAGCTTGGGACTATTTGAAGTATTATACAAAACCTTTAATGGATCTTGGTGGATATAGAAATGAATCAGAATTAAGAGTTGATCTTTGGAATGATTCTAGAATACAGATATTTGGTGCAGATCATGCAGACTCATTAAGAGGTATGGGTTTTCATGGAGTGATTATGGATGAATATGCAATTATGGCTCCCAGAACTTGGACTGAGATTATTAGACCAGCAATAGCAGATACAAAAGGTTTTGTAATATTTATTGGTACTCCTATGGGTCATAATCAATTTTGGGAAGTATACGATTATGCATTAAGAGGTAATGAAGATTGGTTTGGTGCTATGTATAGATCTAGTGAAACTAATGTTATTCCTAAAGAAGAGTTAGATCATGCAAAAGCCATAATGACTGAAGAACAATATAATCAAGAATTTGAATGTTCATTTACTGCAGCAGTATCTGGTTCATATTATGGAAAACTAATGACCAATGCAGATAATGAAAAACGTATTGTTGTTGTACCTTATGATGATCATATAGGTGTTGAGACTTGGTGGGATTTAGGAATAGGAGATTCTACAGCAATATGGTTTGCTCAACGTGTTGGAGATGAGATACATATTATTGATTACTATGAAAATTCAGGTGAAAGTCTAATGCACTATGCTGACATTTTAGAAAATAAAGGGTATTATTACAGTAGGCATATTGCACCGCATGATATTCAAGCTAGAGAACTAGGAACTGGTAAATCTAGATTGGAAGTTGCTTTAGAGTTAGGTATTGATTTTGAAGTTGCACCTAAACTTGAAGTAGATCATGGCATTGAATCGGTAAGAAATATTTTACCAAAATGCTGGTTTGATCGAGAAAAGTGCAAGTTAGGTATTGATGCTTTACGTCAATATCGTAAACAATGGGATGAGAAAAACCAAGTGTTTAAGAATAAACCTTTACACGATTGGTGTTCTCATGCAGCAGATGCATTTAGGTATGGCTGTGTACACGAACCTATTAATACGTCTGACTGGAATAAACCTATACGAATTGATACAAGATACATAGTATGAAAACTGAACAAGAGATTTTAGCAATTTTAAATAAAGAAATAAGAGCATCATCAGGATACATAGGTGGTGAAATAGTAACAAGAAGAAAAAGATCATTAGAATATTATTTAGGAAAACCATTTGGTAATGAACAAGAAGGTAGATCACAAGTTATATCTACTGACGTTAGCGATACAGTAGAAAGTATTTTACCATCATTGATGAGAATATTTACAGCAAGTGATAATGTATTTAATTGTGAACCTGTTGGTCCTGAAGATGAAGATTCAGCTAAACAAGCAACTGATTATTTAAACTATATTTTTTATAAACAGAACAATGGATTTCTTGCATTGTATACAATGTTTAAAGATGCATTAATTCAAAAGAATGGAATAGTTAAAATATTTTGGGATGAATCTAGAAAGAAAATAAGAGAAGAATATAAAAAACTTACTGAAGATGAATTTAATTTATTAGTTAATGATACAGATGTTATTGTAAAAGAACATTCCGAGTACGAAGAGGAAATAAAAGATGAACAAGGTAATGTATTAGATAGCATTAAATATCATGATTTAGTTTTATATAAAGTATCTTCTTATGGAAAAGTAACTATAGAGCCAGTACCACCTGAAGAATTTTTAATTGAACGTAGAGCAAAGTCAATTGATGATGCAAATTTTATTGCACACAGAACTAATATGACAAGATCTCAATTAATAGAAATGGGTTATGATCCTGAAATAGTAAATAAACTTCCAATTGGTGATACTAATTATTATTCAGAAGATCATCATATTAGGTATCAAGATACAGATTATTCAGCACCTCAAGATAAAGGTGATTCATCTACTGATGAAATATTGGTTCATGAATGTTATGCAAGAATAGATATTGATGGTGATGGACAAGCAGAACTTGTAAAAGCTTGTATAGCAGGAGATTCTATTTATAAAATTTTAAGTATTGAAGAAATAGACTCTATGCCATTTATTTCTGTAACACCAATCCTTATGCCTCATAGATTTTATGGCAGATCAGTTTCAGAACTAGTTGAAGATATTCAATTAATTAAATCTACCATTATGAGACAAATGTTAGACAATATGTATTTAACAAATAACAATCGTGTTGCAATCCAAGATGGTCAAGTATCTATGGATGATCTATTAACTAATAGACCTGGTGGAATTGTTAGAACAAAACAACCACCACAAAATGTTATTTTTCCTTTAACTGCTCAACCAATAACAGATCAAGCAAATGCATTATTAACTTATTTAGATTTTGTAAAAGAAAATAGAACTGGTCAAACAAGACAAGCACAAGGTTTAATGCCAGATACTATTAATACAAAAACAGCTACAGGTATAAATCAAATATTAACACAATCACAATTACGATTAGAATTGATTGCAAGGATTTTTGCAGAAACAGGAGTTAAAGATTTAGCTAAAAAAATATTTGAACTAGTTTGTAAGTATCAACAAAAAGAACAGATAGTTAGAATTAGAGGTAAGTTTATACCTATGAAGCCATATGAATGGAGAGATAGAATGAATATTAATATTGCAGTTGGATTAGGTACTGGATCAAAAGAACAACAATTAGCATTATTAAATTCTATACTACAAAGACAATTAGAAGCATTTAACTTACAAGGTAATTTCTTTGGTCCTGTAGTTAATGTTAAAAATATTTATCATACATTACGTAAGATAGTTGAAAATGCAGGTCTAGGTAATGTTGAACCATACTTTATGGATCCAGAAGTTGGACAATCTCAAATGCCACCTATACCTCCTAAAGGACCAACAGAATTTGAAAAAGTTACATTAGCCCAAGTACAAGGTGAAAATGAAAGAGCTTTACTAAATTCACAGATTGAAATAAAGAAAATGGAGACTAAATTACGTGAGTCTTTATTAGATTTTGAATTAAGAGTAAAAGAACTTGAACTTAAATATAACACACAGATTGATGAACTTGCTATAAGAAATAGATCTGTGATAGAACAACAACAAGTTAAACAGTCCGGAGATATA